CGGGAGTTCCCCTCATAGTTGATGAGGTCGGGCACGATGGCCCTGGGTGCATACGTTGCGACCCTAAAGACGGAGCAGTTTAACGACGTGCTCGGGTCGGTTACCACTCACAGAGGTGCGGGGAAGTCATTGGGGACAACCACGACCTTCATGCAGAAGCCGGCGGCGGAGCCGGCGTCTTGTGAGAGTGTGAGACTACAGAACGGGTAAGATTCTACGTCGAGGATGACGGCACGGCTATGGTTGGCCGAGACGACACCATCAGGTATGAAGTCACCTGAGGTCAGAGTCCCACCAGTGGCTACGACAGCAACCCCGGAAGCGTCAGTGACATCAAGGATAACCGTGATGGTGACGTAGAGGGAAGTGCCGATTGGGTAACCCTGGAATGTGACGGTTTGGCCCGAGGTCACGGCGAGGTGGCCGGAGGGGTCAAAGGTCGTAATCTCGCCGGAGGCGAAGAGAGCATTCGCGGAGATAACACCAATTGCCTGGTACGAGAGACCACTGAAGAGACCAGCGTTGGCAATGCTAACGATGGGGTTCCAGAGTTCAATCTCGTAGGTAACCCAAAGCTCGCCTAAGGTGATAGACGAGCCCTGGCAGCCGTTAGTGGCAATGTAAAAGTCGCAAAGGTCAAACAGAGCAGCAGACATAGAAGCTGCCTGGGGCACAACGTTAGCGTTGCGGACCAGAAGAGCGTCTGACTGGCGGTTTGACTTGGCGCATTCGATGCCACAGAGGGCTGACGCGTCGACGCAGGTGGAGACGGCGTCGGGGTATCCCTCGAGCTGGACCTTGGTCGTGGGGTCGAGGGCATACGCGTTGTACTGGGGGGCCATGATGACCTGTCCCAGAGCTGTGTTAGTAGATCCAACGGCCGTACCGGAAAGGGTGAGGAACTCGAAGATGACGCCTGATGGGCGCCAAGTCTCGAAGTTATTAGCCATTCCTGATAGCCAGGGAAAAGTCTCGTAGATACCGGGGTTAACGACGAACTTCTGGAGTTGGAAGGCCCCGGGTGTGGGCGAGGAGATGATAGAGCCGAGGAGCTCGCGGCGTTTGACTGTGATGCGGGTCGTCCCGAAGGACGGGGTACCGATCGAGCCAGAGCCGAGAGTCCGGTTGACGGTGTAATCTCCGTGTCCACGTATAATGGACTTGATTCCTCGTACGCCCGCGCGCGCTTCGTTGTAAACGGCACGGGACGTAGGGTTGGAGCGGATCGCCGCCTTGACGGCGGCAACAGCTGCCCGCTGGACGGCGGGACTTTGCACGGCTTTCTTAATAGAGCGGCCGGCTCGCTTGAACATCTTCTTCGCACCCATTGAGGGGGAGGAGACGTGGTAGTTGTGGGGAAGACCCGACTACGGCGGGGACTGTACATCCTGTGCCTTTGTGACTCCGTGCAGTCTCTTGGCATTCTGTTTAGCACTAAAGTAATAGTTTTGGGTCGCGCGACGGCGCGGCACAGGACTCCCTAACCGGTGAGGGCTAACGACGCTCGAGAGAGGTGTCTCGGGCGAGGACCATGGCACGGTGGCCTTGGATTTGGCGCTGACGCCCGGCGGATGGTTGCCGGGGTCTGTCGGAGCTGAGGGGCAGAGACGACGGAAGAGACATCGACTGAGTCTCCCACGTATCGTCATAGACCGCGGGGGGGGAGGGTCCGGTAGTGAGCCGGGGAACTTCCACCGCGGGGGGGAGGAGAACTTGCATTCTCAAACCCGAAATGACGGACGGGGGGTGAACTAGGTCGAGGTCCGACATGCGTGTCAGAGTGCCAGGGCCGTGGGAACGAGTCACACGACGGACGACGGACGGAGTCAGGAGGAGACGGGGTAGGTCACCCGCCTCAGGATCAACCTGGTAGCGGCCCATGGTGTAGGGCCGGTGACGGACAGGAAGGTCGAAGACGAGTGGCTCGGCCTCGGCGGGCAGCGGGCCGACGAGGGGAACGAGCCCCACCTGCTGAAAGCGGGGGCGGAAGCCAATGTTAGGCGTGACGTCACGCTTGCGAGGGGGGAGGACGGTCGTCGTGACGACATCTCCCTCGAGGGCATGCGTAAGGGACGCGGCTTGCGCGAGCAGGTAGGTACCCAACCTTCGCTGGTCGTCAGTAAAGACGACGCTGACCCCGGGATAAATCGGTAGACCTAGGCCACCCCGCGAGGGGGCGGCGAAAAGGTTGAGGACAATCCGGGGAGAGCCCACCTGACGGCCAAGTTGGTGTATAGTCAATTGTCTGACTTCTTCACGGTGGAAGTGCAAGAACCATGCATGGGCCGCAGGGGCGGAAAAGGCGCCGCCGACAGACTTGGTGTAGCTGTCGACGAGGTCGTACGTAGGACGTGACGACTGGGAGGCGAGTTTAGTGAAACCGAAGAGGAGCCCGACGTTGAGGAAGGGCAAGACGTCGAAGGTCACACGGAACTGCGCGGTATGGTGAGCGACAAAGGCGGGCGTGGCCTCGTCAAGATCGACCCAATTAGCGGTTCGGAGGAATTCGCTGGAGGGAGTGTAGGTCACAATCTGACGAAGAGGGACGGAGTTAACCGTCCCATAGGTCGGGTGGATAAAATTCTTTCCCTGGGAGGGTCGGAATCCTACAGATGACGAGGTAAGGAGCCAGCGCCGATAAAGAGACGGGTCTTTCAGGTCGCGGGCAGGCAGTTGGCTAGCCTGGAGCGGGACGTCGCTTCGAAAGAGCAGGTCGTCGCCATTGACGAGGCAGGCGAGCTTCGAGAAGAAGCCGCGCGTGCGCAGGAGGCGCCCGAACGAGTGGTCATCGAGACCCGGGTACTTGGCCTCAACATAGGTGTAGAGGTTGAGGGCGCAGAGGATCGGGAACGAGAGGACAGACCCCATGAGCTGACCGTTGTGCTGCTTGGCACGAGCGTAGATGTCAGGGTAGATGAGGTGCTGCTCGTAGAGGGCGGCACGAAGCGCGTCGTGGAACTCGGGTGCGAGTTTGAGGGCAGACAGGGCTGACTCAAAGACGACACGAGTGGCCTCAATGTCGAGGGAGTCCGTGGCGGCGGAGTAATCCGCCGAGGCGAGACCCCAGGTAGGGGGTTCGCCTGCAGCCAAGGAACGGGCCCCGAGCTCATTTAGCACACGCGTCGAGATCTGCTCACCGATGAGGGCGAAACAGGGGTATCGACGGAGGTGCGTCCAGAGCCTGGCCTGTATGGGCTGGGCGAGGACGGCAAAGAGTGCGTTCATGGCGGTAATGATGCGTACCTTGAGTGGCTCCTTTACAGGAACAACACGAGCAAAAGGGTGCACGTACGGGGACTGTAGATAGGGGTGGTCGGACGGCGGGGCGTCGAGGACAGGACCCAAATCCTGGAGGGCGCCGAGTTGGGCGCCGTCGAGGAATTCGTCGGCGAGCTCTTTGAAGTCCTGCTTGTAGTTCGGAGTAAGAACTAGAGCCCGAAAGAGGTCGCGTGGGCGACCCTTGAGGAGGGCATGGCGGACCTCGTAGACCTCGGAGCGACCAGAGGGGTGGGCGAACCCCTGAAAGGAAGGCGTCTCCTCGGAGCCCAAGGTTGGGTACTCGAGAAAACGTCGACGAATGTCGCCGAGCTTCCCCATGTCGGCACGGCCTGTGGAGGCCGAGGCTGCGACAGAGGGCTCCATCTCAAGGGCCTCAGCTGGTAGGTCGACGATCTGGTCGCGGTCGAGACCGCGCCAGAGGGCGTCGCTAAAGAGCTTCAGCCGATAGGAGGAGAAGCGACCCTTACACTCACGGGGGGGTGTGGAGAGCTGCTGGGCATGCTTGTAAAGAGCGGCCTCGACGAAGGAAAGGGGGACCGAGGAGAACCCTTTCTTCGATTGGGCGAGAGAGTGAAGGGCACGGAGTGTCAGCACAGACTCGGGACCAGACGAGGACCGGAGGGCGAGAGAGCGGAAGTAGCTCGACACACGCCCGGAAAAGACGTTCGATGTCGGTCCTAAACCGGCGGCGCTCCACGAGGGAGGCACGGCCGGCATACCGGACTGCATGAAATGCGCGAGAGGCCAGTCCTTCTGGTACTTCAGGCAGGATACGAGATCCCGACTGGGTATAGAGGCTAGCACTCGGAATGCGGACATCACATCGCTGGCGGGAGCCAGACCGACGTAGTCCGAAGTGAGCGCGAGATGCGGGCAAGTGGCCGCGTCCAGTAGGACGTAAAGCCAAGCCCGGATCCCGGTCAGCATGAGCAGGCAGTCTTCGGTGACGGGGTAACGCAAGAACCCGGCCACGACCGGTGGGAGTAGGACTCCCACATCCTTTGCCGCATAATAGACGTGGAGCTCGCGCTCGGGGTCTAGCGGACCGTCGTCCTCCTCTTCGCTTTTGCGAACCTTCCCAGTGGGAAGGAGCGGAAAGTGGAAGTCGAGGCCTAGACCAAGCTCGATGGCGTCGAGCGATTGGTCAAACACCCTCCATGGCGATGGTAGGGTACCGTCCAGGTACGTGGACGCCAGTAGTTCCCCCTCGGGAGAGGGGTCGGCTGGCAAATCCACGACCAATACGGCGCTGTCATGCAGGTCCTTCACGTTCGGTGAACGAGGGGACTTGCGATAGACGACGCGTATGTTGACGGTCTTAATCCGTAGAATAAGATCATTTAGGTTTTCGATGACTGTGTAAACAGAGCGCATTGGAGACGGGTAGTTGTTATTTGGATCAGTA